GAAGGAGATGGAGAAGCTACAGAAGGAGATCAGGGAGATCATGGTCTACCAAAGCCCTGCTGAGTTAGGTGCTCTGTATAGCGATGTAGTTGAGATGTTCGGGATAGTGCAAGAGAAGCAAGAGATAACGCACTTGTTGTCGATAAAGAATAGAAAAGAAGAAGTATTAAAGAAACAACGCCTTATCGCTAAGGTAAGGAAACGGATAGCATTGGTCGTAGTAATGGCTATATTGGTATTGGAAATATGGGGACTAACAGCAGCGATACTTCTAGCGAGACACTCTACGTAAGCTTCCTAGTGCTGCTTACTCTACTGTTTTGCATCATCTTACCTTTTGAACTCTACTTATACATTATCGTAAAGGACGCTGTAGCGGCGTGTAAACCAGCATGAACGAACTAATGAACCTTTTGAAGTCAGCAGCACCTGCTCTGGCTACTGCCGTAGGTGGCCCTCTAGGTGGTATGGCTATGAACGCTATTGCCGCTAAGTTAGGTGTGGAGGCTTCACCTAGTGCAGTCACTCAAGCTCTCAAAGACAATCCTGAGTTAGCTGCGAAGCTCAAGGAGATTGATTGTAAAGAGTACGAAATTGAACAGAGTAACCTCACTGAGCGCATGAAGGCTGATATGTCTTCTGACTCATGGTTGTCTAAGAACATCCGTCCTATGGTTCTCATCTTCTTGTTGGTTGCTTATAGTGGTTTCGCTATAGCTTCCATCTTTGAGTATGAGACTCGCGGGGCTTATGTGGAGCTGTTAGGTCAATGGGGTATGTTGGTTATGTCCTTCTACTTCGGTGGCAGAACGATGGAAAAACTAGCTGATAAAGTAGGAAAGAAATGAAAGAACAAGTTATATTTGAAATTGCAAGGATGATCGCTAGGACTCTAGCTTTCGTTATGGTCGCTATGACTGTGACATTGTTAGGTGCTATGTTCCTCCCTAACAGTGTTGTAGACAACAAGGACATCTTCCCGATTATCGCTCCTGCATTCTCAACGATTGTCGGTGGCTTTATCGGCTGGCTTGCAGCTATCAAAATGAACGGTGACGAGGAGAAGACAAATGACGCAACTGAGTGAGCACTTTACTCTTGAAGAGGCGACCTACAGTGAAACTGCTGTACGTAACGGTATCGACAATCAACCATCTACTGTCCAACTTGAGAACATGAAGGTAGCAGCTCAGAAACTAGAGCAACTGAGAGCCGTTACTGGCCCCCTGCGTATCAATTCATGGTTGCGTCTACCCGCTGTTAACGTGGCTGTTGGAGGCTCTAAGGTCTCTTCGCACATGGATGGATGGGCTATTGATGTCTCTAGCTCTAAGCTGACTCCTCTGCAACTGTGTCAGGAAGTCAAGAAGGCCGGTATCAAGTTCGATCAGATGATCCATGAGTTTGGTCGTTGGATGCACATCTCTTTCGCTCCTGAGATGAGACAACAAGAACTGACTATCTTCCGTCCGGAGAATAAATACAAAGCAGGTATCCTCACTGAAGAGGAATACCACAAAGCCTAACGGCGTAAAGCCTTAAAAGAGAAAGCCCCGTGAGGGGCTTCTTTGTTTCTAGTCTATGAATAAGATTGCTACTGTGAAGAAGCCTAGATGTATCAGGATAGCACTAGCCATCTCGTATTCATCTTCGTCTGTCTCTACAATGGCTTGGTCAGTATGGTTAATACCGAGTACAAAGCCTCCAGACCATGAGAAGTCTACTCTCATTACCAGTGCCTCCAAGCGTTAGCGATAATATGAAAGCAGGTGATCATTTCAACCACCCGCATCAGGATAACTACCTTAGAAGGCAATCTCACAAGCTCCAGCAGTACACGACAACATCTGAGCACCCTCGACGTTATCTGTAACTTCGCTCATCGCTTCCCAATCAATCGACTGAGGCATCTCCACAAGCATCGAATTGTACGTTGCTTCGTCGATAGACTCATAGGGAGCCTGTCGATACGTACCGCCATCCATAGGCAAATACGATACGCCAGTAATCTCATCAAAGTTCTCCCATGTCCACGCTCCTACCTTAGGCCACTCATTCTCATTGACTGAGATGGTCACTGAAGGTTTATGCTCACACCAGTGGCGCTGGAATGTCAACCACAAGTCCAAGTGTTCAATAGCATTCAAATCCTCACGTAGACGAGCGCCCTCAGGTGTCTTCATCGGGAAGGAGAAGATAGCTGTTGACTCAGGCTTCATCACACAAGGCTCCCAAGGGAATCCAGCATCCTTCAAGAAAGTAGTGATCGGATCTTTGGCATCAGAGCGTACACGACGAATGAAATAAGCACTGTGTTGAGGATGAATACCGCTGGCAGTACCAGTAAGCTGACTAACCGTTCCCTCTGGCTTAACGCAGGTGATCGCAGCAGAAGCATTGATGCCGAGTTCAGCAGCAAGATGCTTATTAGTATCCACAGCGACATTCTTCAATTCCTCCAAACGTGCTGGCAGCTCTTTGTCGTAGGCGTTGTTGAGCAATGTATTGTCTAGGATACCAGTCATGGAGACACCCAACAAACGCTCTTCTTCAGTGTTAGTCTGCCACACCTTACGAAGATACGGGAAGTTAGTCAAGGTCGATTGGAAGGTTCCCAAGATTGTCGCAATAGCAACTTTTTCTTTAAGAGACTCCAGTGTATCCCCCGAACGCACAATAACTGAACTGAGGTTGCAAAATTGGTAAGGCCGGAGAATAATTTCAGAACAAGGGTTAGTACCCCATTCTTTGCCCAATACACGGCGACCATTCTTAGATGCTTGAATTTCCGAAGCATAGCGGTTAAAGATTCCACGTTCACCTGAGTGGCTTTCATAAATATTGCTCCATTCACGCATAAACTGACCTACGTCAGGCTTGACATCATACACTGCCGAGTTGTTAGCTAAGGCTCGTTGCCCGTTACCGTCCCACCAGTTACCAGCTTTAGCGTGAGCCATACGATCATCGTCTAAGTCAGACAGAGAGATCATCGCTGATCGACGAACTCCACCGACAACCACAACTTCTCCAATTTTACACAGAATATCATGAGCTTCAATCGAGAAGAGCTTGCGCCCTTGGGCAGCTTTAAACTTAGCGACCACGTATTTAAAGAGTTCAACCAACGGCTCTGGGCCACTCGCACGTCCCCCGAACGTCTTGAGGCGTGTGCCAGCAGGACGCACAGCAGAGACATCCCACTTAGGGACTTCGCCAGCCCATAGGAGTGCCATGACCTGACGGAGAGCCTTTGCCCATCCTTCCTTGGAGTCTTTAACGTGAACCACAGTATTAGACTCATAAAGCTTCTCAGGAATTTCAGGTAAACGATTGACATACTTACGCTCCACAGAGAAACCTACGCCTGTACCACACAGGAGGATGTACATAGCCTCATCGAAGGCTTTAGGGTCGTCGATTGGCAGGAATGAACAGTTATAGCCAGCTACGTTCTGACGCTCCAGAGCCTCACCTGAGGTCATGATTGAACGCATCGAAGGCATAACATCCAAGTTGATCACTGCGTTCTCTAAGCGGCTACGCAACTCAGGTGTCAAAGTGTAGTTATGCTTGTCACTTAGGTGACTCTCCATGAAGTCAAAGTAGCGTTTAGCTGTCTCGTGCCAGTGTTCACGGCGGCCTTTATCGTCCAAGTAGCGGCTGTAGCGTGACTTAGCGATGTAGGTCTGATAGGGGGTCATTGTTGTCATTGTTTGCTTTTCTCTAGTTCAATTAGTTTTTCGAGGTAATGGATTGCCTTTTGGAGGTCGGCTATACCGCCCTTGTCTTTCCAGCGGGACACGTATTTTACACAGTTTCCCTCAAAATAGCCAATGTTATTTGCATAAATGTAGTCCCAAGGCTGAATTTCTTTCTCCTTGTAATGATTTCCACTTACTTGTTTAGCATTAGCACCCTTGATTGCTAGGTCTTTAGCTGTTGTTCCGTTCAATCCTGACATATACTCCTCAATCTCTTTGAGCGTTGGTTTCATGATGTGAGTACTTTCGTTCTAAATATTCAATGGATAAGAACATCTCATCGAAGTGTCCGTCCTCTACTTCGTTCATCACCAGTAGGCCCCTCCAGTGGCGGTTACTGAGCTGATCCATATAATCCTCGTCATGAAGGTAATAAGAGCCAGCAACAATAGCGCAAATAGGCTTTCCATCAGCACGTTTGCCGTAGGCGATTTGTTTACCTTGTTGATGACCAGCGACACAAGACATATGAAGCTTGCTAATGATAGCGGCAGGAGAAGCAGCAGGGCGTCCCATAGCTCCAACAGGCCAGTAATGGTTAAAACCGACACCATTGATAAAAACAGGATGTAAAAATTCATGTACTTCCCAATCTTTCAAGTTAAGGTCATCGTAGGTCAGTAGACCTTCAAGCATGGGGTTGTTGTTCACAGCCCTCGTGAGTCGATTCTCATGGTTACCCTTCAAGAACACCATACGAGGCTTGTATACCTTCTGTTTGTTCTCCTTCTGGTTCTTCTGGAGCGCATGAAGAGGGTTCAGTAAGGTCAGCATCCCTGTGTTTCCAGCTGCTACGTCAGCTAGGTAGCGCTTACCTTCAAAGTACTTGCTACCTGCTTTGTCATGGCTTGAGAGACTAGGGAAGTCCCAGTGATCACCGAGGTGAACTACGACATCAGGACGGTACTCACAGATTGCTTTCCCTGCCCATGTGAGATGCTCTTGTGGGGCATCCGGTTTGCACTGCGTATCAGGTATTGTTAAAATCCTCATTCTTGCCCCCTTGCTCGGATTGCCGTTGCTGCGTCTTTGAATGTGGCACGTTCTAGTTGTCGATACTCGCTAACAGGCGGTAAAACCTCAACTAACTTTGCACACGCCTCACGCTCTTTGTCTGCTGTCCGTTCCTCTACCAGTTTGGCAAAACGTTTAATTTCGGATGCGTCTACAAAGCCGCCATTGTGTTTATCTAAACGCATTCCAGCCTGTCTAGCCATCTCAATGATTTCATCTTGCGTCATTCGAAGAGATCCTTAGTTGGCTTGTTGAACGGGAATGTCTCATAGACCTCAGGGAAGGCCAACAGGAGCTGCTGAAGTACCTTATCGTTGAGGCTTCGTCCATGACCTGCGAAGGGCTTACCAGTGTGCTCATCGACTTCATTAAGAGGGAACTCAACTGAGTAGTACACTTGCTCTTTGATGTTGTATCCGTAGTGCTTACCCATCTCGTCTAGGATACGGTCTAGGACTTCCATCCAAGTAGTGTCATGAGGCTCAATAATGATTGTCTCTTTGATAGGATGTACAACACCGCATTCGTCAATCCACTCGTGAGTCACCATCTCGAAAGCCCAGTAGTCATCATCCATGATCTTAGGATGGTCTTCTACGAAGGCTACAAGCTTAGTCCATAAGGACATGAAATGTGCTTTCAAATTATCAAACATAGTTGTCGGTTCCTTTTGTTTGTTTACAATGTTATGGAAATATTGCTCAAGTGTCATTGAAGTCTCCGTCAACAGGATGATACACCACCCATTGTGTCTCAAAGATTCCATCACCGTAATCCCTGATGACCTTAGATGTTGTAATTAAACGACACCCTAGTCTAGGATGGTCAGTCACGTAGACTTTGTAGCACCCGTCAGTCCAGTCAGGCTTAAACGGGGGATCTTTGTAGTGAACTATCAGTTTCGACATCGTACTTCTTTCCTTCTTCTATTCCTCGTTTGAGCATCTCAATGAAGGCAAAGCGAATCAGATCTGCTTGCTCTTGATCACTCAAGTTGATATGGAAGTCTGCACTGCCATCATCATTCTCCTTGATTAATTCTATGTCCATCTTTAACACTCCTTCTACGTTCTTTAAGCCAATCTTCAGGGATTACTTTATCAGCGTACATATACCCGTTTTTAATGCACCACATAGCATACGTTGTACGAGATGCCTTACTTAGACGCTGTTTGCTATTCGAGAATACGAAACGAATGTCTAAGTGAGGATGCTGCCTCTTAACGAGCATATGCTTCTGACGATCTAGAGCAGTGAATAACCCTTTAGTCTCGATGATGATACCGTTGTCAAGTACGAAGTCAGGTGTGTACTGGTGTTCACTCGCTGGCTTGATGTACTTAACTTTGGTCTTCTCATACGTGAAAGGGATACCCGCTTCAGTGAGAGCATTAGCAACCTTCTCCTCTAAGCCGCTACGCCAACCATGTCTGATAGCGTTAGCTCTTACGTCACTTGTTGTCTTACGAGTTACCATTTATCCTAGTCCGTTCGTATTGATGAAGTAGAGCACCGAAGGCATCTACGAAGATCTCATCGTGGTTAGTATGTCCCATAGCGAACATGATAGCGTGGACGAGTTCATGGCAGAATGTCTGTTCGGTGAAGTTCTTGTTCATACCTGAGCGAAGATAAATCATGAATGTAGCACAATCACATTTACCGTACTCGCTCAAGTCCTCTACGTACTTGACTGTCCATTGACACCCAACAAAATAGAAAGATGAGGGCACGTTTGGTTTGGTGTTCTTCGTAGCCATAGCAACATCAAGTTTTCATCGACACGAAGTTGATTACCATCGTAAGCTTTGAGACAAGCGTCATAGTATTCCCTTGCAGTTTTACAATCTTTAAGAAGCTTCTCTGCCTTCTTAGGCCCAATGCCTTTCAAGCCAATGATGTTGTCAATACGATCTCCTGTGAGCACCTGTGTGAATAAGTTACGAAGACCTTGCTCCTCAGTAACGTAGTATTCCTCATGCTTCACAAAGTTGTAGTGCCAACCAGCGACTTGATCTAGGTCTTTGTCAATGGAGACAATCCACCCACCCGTCTTAGTTGCCTCGATAGCCACTGCATCGTCTGCTTCTTGACCTTCAACCAGTTCTGCCCCTAGGCGCTGGAGATGGTGTCTGATAGCTTCGTAATGCACTGGCCTCTTAGCATCCTTCCTGTTCCCTTTGTAAGGCTCAGTGACTGCTATCTCATTGCGAAAGTTTCCTCGACCTGTGATGTACGCTTTGTAGTCATCACACTTCAAGTCATCGAAAACAATCTCATGAACTAACTGAGTCACACGAGCCAAACAGATAGCCTCATCAACGTCTTCACTGGCAAACCCAACACGATAGGTTATGATGTCAGCGTCGATGATGGCTAACTTAGGACGCTCATTAGAGGGCGTCGTCATCTTCGCCTGTTGTAGTCTCAGGCACGTAAGTCTTCACTTCAGTGACCATGATTGTCTTCAGCGATGGAGCATTACCGTGTTTAGCTGACATACGGTGTGTGTACGAGCCTACGATGGCTACGCACTTAGAACCGTTACCGAGAGACTCGATAGGCACTTCTTGGAGCTTATCGTCAGTAGGCTTGAACAAGTACTTGCTCTTAGCGACAATGAAGTTACCCATAGCATCCTTGTGCTTCACTTTGATGCCTAAGCCTGTGAGCTTCGCTGCATCGTCATCGGAGATGTTACCGATGGTGCATTCGTAGCGATCATTGTCGGTGTTGAATGCTGTGTTGAATTCAGCCATCCACTTAGACCAGAACAACTCACCGTTAATTTTTACTGCTTTGAGATCTGACATACTTTCTTTTCCTTTTCTAGGATTGGGCTTTCGCCTCGTTAGTTAAACCCTGCTTACCATACTACAGGAACACTGCCGCCCTTTCGGGCCTTCTCCTACTTTCATAAGAGGTGTTGGATCAAGCTGATTCTATCACTGTAAATAACTACCTTCTCGACGAGAGATAGCTTCTGCTTCATCCTCGATGTAATCTAGGGCTGCTGAGAGCACCAAGTATACCTCAAGGAGATCCAGATCGTCTGAATGTAATAGAGTGAAAGAGTTCTCACCTATGTTCAGCATGATCTGAGATTTCAATTTGTCTGACTTATCGATCACTTGTACCCCTCAACATAGTCTGCGGCTTTTCTGAGCACATCAGGATTGTCTTGAAAAAGTCCTAAAGCTCTGTTGCAATTATGGCACAAAAGCCTACGAACTTTTCCCGTTGTATGGCAGTGATCGACAACAAGGTTTTTCTTGGCCTTAGGATTCATTTTAAAACCTTCTGTACCACACAAGAAACACCTGTCATTTTGTTCTTCATACATCTGCTTTACGTTGTTGTAATCAGTATTGTAGTTCCTTTTTAAGTATCGGTTGTTAAGCCCAACATCTGCACAGTCTTGTGAACAATACAAATGTGATGGAGCCTTAGGCTTGAACAGTTCACCACAGCACCTACAAGGCTTGTCTTTGAAATGCCCTTGTGGATATTTTGATGGGTCTGCTGTTTGATCTGCTTGTTTTTTGTTTCCGTTTCCTATTTGCATAGTGCCTCCTTAAACCTCAACTATACCATAAATGAATGATAGTGTCAAGTTTTAATGGGTTTCGCGCCAGTTGGCCCCGACAGAGTATTCTCCTGAGAGAGGACAACGTAAGTTATACGCCAAGCCAGCATCTTTAATGGCATCGACAAAAGCCTTGCCAACTAAGTCAGCTATCTCAGGTCTACATTCAATCTGAGCTTCGTCATGCACCCACGCAACCAACTTGACTTCCCACTTATTCTTGCGGACAGTCTGATCAAATAACACAAGAGCTTTCTTCATGACAATCGCGCCAGCGCCTTGTAACAAGCTATTGAGTGCCGCGTGTTCACTACGAACCCATATCTTACGACCATCAAGCCCGGGTACATAGCCCTTGCTCGCGTATACGGCGACTTTATCACGTAGACGCTTGAGTGCGGGAGTCCCTTTAAGAAAGGCATCGATAAGCTTTTGTCCATCCTTAGCACTACCACCGACAATCGAGCCAACCTTGGAAGGCCCCGCGCCATACATCCAGCTATAGATAAACGTCTTTGCTTGATCGCGTGTCTGCAACCCCGCTGCTTTCTGGTTGATCGTATGGATGTCCGTACCATCTTTAGACGATCCCTCACAGACTGTTTTAACATATGCTTCGTCCTTCATATAGTGAGCAAGCATTCGCAGTTCCAAACCACTAGCATCTGCTCCAACTAACACATTTCCCTCTTCCACTGTCCAACATTGTCTACACTCTGGCCCGTACGGAGACCCCGAATTTGGAATCTGCGCCATATTTGGTTTCATATGAGTAGCCCTTCCAGTTACAGCGCCATTGGTGATGACTCTACCGTGTACCCTACCATCAGCTCCTACGACCTCTAACCACGATTCAATCTGAGCGATACGTTTACCGAGCATCATGTACTCAGCGATCAACTGAGCGATAGGATACTTCAGAGACATCAACACAGCTTCATCGACAATAGCCTGACCTTGTGGGTAGTTAGCTGTAGGCTCAGTGAACTTCTTAGGTTTCCACCCTAGGCCAATGAGCTTCTCAGCTATTTGTTGTCTAGAAGCTGGATTGAATACCACCACTTCAGGCTTGAGAACCTTCCCTGTCTTTTCAGAGATGCGCTCAACCTCATACGGTGGATAGAGATCCTGCATTTTGTCATTGATGGCACTCATCTTCCCCTTGAGTTCAGCTAGTAAGCACGTAGCGTGAATAGTGTCTAACTTGAAGCCATTCTTCTCTTGCTTGTTTATGATAGCTGCTACTTGGTGTTCCAAGTGAACTGAGTCACGAGAGAACTCTTTAGAGTCAATCTCTAGCTCTAAGTGTTTGAAGACTCTAACCAACACATCAACGTCCCGCTGACAATAATGCTCAAGCAAATCCATGTGAGGATTGTCATAACATTCTCCCTTGTATTCTTGTCTACGATTGTTTAACCATTCCCAAACACGTTCGTACTCAATCTTCTGAAGCTTCAGAGTTTCGCCCCAACTTGCTAGGCTGTGTCCCCCGTCCCTTGTTGGCTCTAAAAGTCTGCTTACCACGAGTGGATCGTACGCTTTCTTCAACCCAATCTTGGTCTTCCAAAGCCTGTTTAAGATCGGAAAGTCGAATGATAGGCCGTTGAATGCGATCAACTGTGATGCCTTTTCGAGATAGGCTGTTAACCCACTTGGATTGCTCCATGTAATTGTTTCTCCTGTGTCAATGTCTTGTGTCACACATAGATGAATCACATCATGTGTCATGTTAGTCTCAATGTCGAGAGCAATTCTTTTCACAACGTCTTTCCGATTTCTGCTGCCGCTATTACGATTGCCAATCTAACTACCTTTGTTGCATCTTCGTTATTATCCCATGTCTTATGTGTAGCCATCCTATTTGCTTCCACCCAAGTAACAACTTTTCCAGCGTAGGGGTTAATAGCTATTTCCAGATTCACCATAAGACGAAAAGCATCGCCATCGTCTGTTAATGGATTCCAAGCTGTAAATCGCCTTTCATCAATGGCAATGTGAAAATTAGGGCCAAACCAATCCCATTCATATCCAGCCGCTTTAGCTGCAAGCTCTAGCAGTTCTTTATCGTTGTTCATAAAGCCTCACTTTAGGTTTATAAATAGTCCGATTTGAGCGAATGAGTAACCGATCCACATGATACCAGCACCCATGTCACCCTTGAGCCACTGTAGCACACCTACAACGGAGTAACCGATACCGATAGTACCTACGATAATCATTTCAATCATCAAAGTTCCTCCATCACAGTTTCAATCATGCGTCCTGTATCCATGTCGTACTTCAACGCACAAGCAGGGCCTGTGAGTCCATTGTAGCGATTCTTAGCCACTGCTACCTTGGTTGTATGACGTACATTAGGATCAGTGCTCATGGAGTTACGCTCTAAGGTGATCACAGCATCGGACAGTTGAGCGATAGCACCTGAGCCTCGCAGCTGAGACAACGATACAGCTTCTCCGTCCTCATGTCCCTTGTTAGATGTGCTAGGACGCTTCAGGTGCGATACGCAGATCAAGGTAATACCTGTCTCCTGCACCAATGTCCTCAAGCGGGTCATTAAGACATCAATAGACTTGCGCTCATCATTCCCATCCATACCAGAGACAACGAGAGAGATGTGATCCAAGAAAACAACACGGCAATCACAAGCCTTGGACATATATCGTATGCGGTTAAGCACGTTGTCAATAGCAAGGGAGCCGAAATGATCAAAGAGGAACACACGATTAGTACCCAGAGTAGCATCGAATGCCTCCTTCAATTCTCGTTCTGTGACGGGTGTATCTGGCAAATGTAGCTTCTTATTTGCTTGCAGTGACATAATAGATCTGGCAGTCTTTCGCACCGACTCTTCGAGGAACATCCCCCCAACATTCCACTTAGTTGTTCTAAGGATTTGGAATAGGATTTCTCTAAGGAACTGACTCTTTCCGAGGCCACTTCCAGCAGTGACAGTAATGAGTTCACTCGATCTGAGTCCGTAGAGGAGTTCATTAAGTCCTTTGAATGGATAGAATGCCTCAGCGACTGGCTCAGGTGCAGATACGCTGTCCCAAAGTGTTGAGGCTTGGATGATCCCATCGGGTACATAACTCTCAGCTCTCCACCACTGGTTAACGTATTCAGCTCCTCGTCCGTTAGAGAGGTAATCACAGGCATCTTTGCACTCCTTCAAATGTTTGACTATTTTAACTTTGTTGCCAAAGAGTTCAGCTACGTCCTTAGCTGCCTTCTGTCCTACCTCATCAGCATCGAAGCAGATCACGATAGTCTCGAAGCTATCTAGATACTCATACTGAGCCTTGCAGTCTTTAACAGCCGCTGAAGCACCATTACGGATGCTCACAGTAGGCCATTTGCTGCCTGTCATCTGATACGAAGCCAATGCGTCTAGTTCACCTTCGACAATGGTGATGTACTTACCCTCTTTCTGAAACAAGTTCTGTCCGAATAGAGTAGCTTTGTTGAAGTTTCCTGCAATAGAGAATGTCTTGTTCTCAACTGATCGGATCTTTTCAGCTACCTTAGCGCCTGTTTCATCGTAGTAAGGGTAATAGTGCTTCCCTGTCTCCTGTGTGACACCGAAGAACTCACAGGTTTCCCTGACGATACCTCTGTCCACTATGGCCTTCACTTCCCCTTGTGTTTTCATTGTAAATACCTTAGTTTTTGTTGGTTTCTCATGTATAGAAAATGCGGAATTGTTTACATATTCATTTCCTGATGTATAGTTTTGACAGCTATGACAGTACGTATGCCCATCATCGTAGAAACTGTTGGCATCTGAGCTACCACAAGCCTCACATGGCCCATGACGTAGGAACTTAGACGCTACCTTGAGATTACTCGTAGTCGTCATAGCAGTCATCCTCTTTGTCTACTGTAGCGTTCCCTGTGCCGCCACAAGCGTGACAACTGGAGCCATCATACATACCCTCGCCTGAGCCGCTACAGACATGGCAGTAGTCGTACTCATCATCCTCGCTACCATCTTCTTCATCGTGTTCGTTATCGTCAATCATAGGTTTATCGTCGTCCTTTTTACCAAATATGCGATCCCAATTCTCATGAATCTTGCTGACATCTTCCTTACGCCTCGCTGATCCCTTACCACCATCACCATGTGTACTCATGCTGTCACCCTTGTAGTTGAAGGCCAAGGCCCACGGATTACAGTTAAGCCTTGACGCACATATCCCGCATTAGAGAGTCGCACATCCATCGCATGAATTGAGTTAAGGTTTTTAACTGTTTCAGGCACTGGTTCACCTTCTCTCACAGCTTTGAAGATAGCTTGTGGGAGGTTCTTACTGTTCCTAGTCCAATGAGATACATAGATGTTAGGTGTCTTCTGTAGTAAACCCCTGACAGTATTCTTATCCTTCTTTTTGAAGTGCTCTGTCACCTGAGCGACTGTAACGCCTTCAGGGTGCAGAAGAATCCAATCAGCGTATTGTTTACCTGTGCGCTCACGCTTTTCCTTGGTTTCATGGATAAATTTAGAACTAATCATTTTGGTTGATACCCTTTCGGTAACAAGAGATTGAGAATGTAATTAAGCACTATTCTTCCCCTTCAATGCTGAATCGATGGCCTTGGCGAGTTGAGCGATAAACACACTCATGGATTTACCCTTCTGAATTGTTCGACTGTAGACCTTATGCTCAATGATGCTCACTTCATCATCAGTTAAGCTAACCCACTCATGTTTTGGTTGTGGTGTGGTGTAAAGAGGTTCAGCATCTAACCATTTTTCATGAAGCAAAGTCCCAGACGTTCTATCTCGCCACGCCACAGGCTCACCCGTATGCTCGCTGTCCGCTAACGCTCTATCACTGCGCTGCTCTTGCTTGACCATATTGAGTTTGTCCTCGCAATGGTTCAGCGCTTCTTCACCAAGCCGCAAAGCCTCATGAAAATCATCACCATCAAACGGAACTATGTCTAAGTTAATACAGCACAAAACATATTTCATTTCGTGCATTAACGCCTCAAGCGCCAGCTTCATTGCATTTTCATGTGTCATAGCTTCACGTCCTCCCATTTAGACAAGTCAGCGATGATGTCCGCTAGAACGCTCTCAGAGAGACCTTTATAGGCTTGGTAGCCAGCCGTTGCTGCTTTTAGAGACTCTAGCATCTGACAAGCCTCAAGACCCTTCAATGCGTACTTATGTGCCATGACCTGCTCAGGTTTAGACAAGTCATAGGTTAATGTTGCAGTTCCACTCATTTTAATGATACCTTTATCAAAGTTAAGACAAAAACAATCAAAGCCATCACCATGATTTGTTACCCATAGCGATTCTAAGATCAGACGTTACTTTATCCCACCCATGTTCAACAATCAATTCCACAAAAGCATTAATGGTGTGTACATAATGTGCTTCTTTTTGTAACAAGACATAATCATCTTGATGTTGAGTTACAATTTCTTCCATGTTATCCCCTTTATACTTTAATGAGTTTTAAAGATAAACAATAAAGTAGTATTTACTTTAATGAGCTTTAATGACATAGAAGTCTCTTAAACATCGTAGTCTTCACTAGAGAACTTCATAGTATCTACATAGCTATATAGTACATCTTCAGCTTCTAGGGAAACCTGTGTGTCCAGATCATCCTCTGGTTCATCGTCAAAATCTTGTTCTGTCATCAATTCTCTGCGGTCAATCGTAGGAATGATGGTCTTCACATCTTCAAAGCAAACTTTGCAAAGGTCTAAGAATTCAAACGTGATGGCATGTTTGCGCGTTGATTCGAAGTCACTTAACAATCGATTGCAGGCTTGGCAGTGCATTTTAACTCCTTAGGATGTTGCGGAATTGGTTGGAAGGTACAAAATCGCTTCTAGGTAGGTTTAAATCGTTTTAAACGCTACTTTTGAGCTTTTCTTCCTCTGCTGGATTCACTTCAAAGGTCGGATGTGTCTCAACCATGATGTGTCGGCGTTGAATTGCTCGGATTTTATGAATGTATCGTTGAAGTTTCTCCTGTCGCGCTCTAACGCTCTTTTGTAGGGAAAACCCTAACTCGTTGATTTCTTCTTCTGTCCACATGGCGTTTTGTTGTTTAAACTTTGCGTCATAGTAGGATTCTAGAAACATCAGACGATCATCCACAGTTGCAAGCCTTCGACTTGACAAGGCAGAGTTACATTCCTGACAGCAAGCCACAGTTACGGCGGGAATCCTGTCTTGTTTCCTCTTTTTGTACGGCATAGCGTCAATTAAGCTAATTGGCGGCACATGATCTAACCCTTCGGCAGGATCACCGCAATAAAAGCAGTAATAACCCTCTGTCGTATAGTGTCGAGTGTATTTGTGATGGTGCATTTTGATTAAATCTTGTCTGTGCTTTCGTGTAGCCATAACTTACCCTCATAAAGCTATAAAGGTAAGACTTTAGCATACGAAACTTACACGAAACTTACAAACTAGCCTTTAAAGCCCCATTAAAGGGCTCTCAGGCACATTCTTGAGTTGATCCTCTGCCCACTTCTTCTGTTGTTCAGGTGTCCAAGGCTTAGGTGGCACTTCAGACGGAAAAGGCCAATAAGGGTCAGGCTTAGGGTTTACCACAGGTCATGCTCCACAATTAAATCGATTGTATAGAAAACTATGATCATAAAGGTCATTTAGGTGTCCCCCACATAGATGGGAATTTATCTAATGGATTAGGCCCCAATGAATACTGTTGTTTTTCTACCACAGTAGTCACCATTGAATCTTTAAAGTCAGCATATACCCCATCATCATCCCATAATCGCAGCATGTGTTCCTTATTGATTGCATCATACCTGTCACAAATAAAGTCACAATAGGAACAATCTAGGTTTCCCCTGTCGAATTGATCTTCGAATTCCTGTTCTGTCATAATGTCATTCTCCCAAGTGATAAGTTAAATTGTCCAAAGTGTCACCGAAGTTATCCCATTCTCTAAAGAATTCTAAGTCGCTCCCTTCGGTACGCAGATCATCCGGCGAATGTAGCGCATTGATTACTGGTGAATACTTTTGTAGTATCTTCTTAGATACTGACAATAAATGTAGCAACTCATCCCGTGTGGAGACTAATTCATCACACAATGGGTTGCCTTCACGCCATAAGCGGCGTTCGAGGTCGATAAAATCTCGGTTGTTTAGCATGTTAACCCCTTAGTTAAACAAATTTGTGATACACCATTATCGCGCTTGGTGTGTCGTTCGTATGTGATTGAACCCTCAGCTTTGAGGAATTCGTGCTCTGTGACTTCTTTTAAGTCCCATTCCATGCAATCATCTTCTACATCGTGGTCAACGACAAAGAAACGGACGGGTAAAGTAGAAAATGCCATGGTTTATTACTCCTCAGACACTTTAGAGGTGAACACAAAGCAATAGTCACCATTAGGCAGACAACCACCCAATAAGCCGCCATAATAAGGGTCAACCCAGCCTAATTTAGTCACCAAAGCCTCAGCAGCTTTGCGATGTACCGCTTGGCCTGATAGCTCGTGTGGATAGCTGATTGTGATTGAACCAGCGGCACAAGAGGCCTTGATGCGTGCCCCGCGTGAGTTAGTTGGGCAAAGATAGCGTGTTTGAATTGCTTGCATGATGTTCTAATCCTTAGAAAGTTGATTGACGGTACACAATGTACCCCATAGAAGCCCCTCGCAGAGCCCCTATAAGCTAGATTGTAACTCAGGCAGTAAGCCAAACCACTACAAGGGCAACAAAGCCCAAAGCAGGGATGATAACTCGATCGATCAGTTCGTTTATAGACATGGTAGTGATTCCTTTGGTTGATTAGTTGTAAGCTGATAGATAGCCCGCTTTGAAAACTTGATATTCTGATTCATGCCAAGGCTCTTGAAAGCCTACATACCCATTTATATCACAAAGCGGAGGCACTCCATCATTGGGCCAGCCGTGCATGTTAGCCGCATATTGACACCATAGACGCCGAAGCTGTCCATCTAATAGTCTAGGTTTTAAATCGGCGCGTTCAACCACTAACGACATAAACCTGAGCACATCTTCAACATAAAACGCCCCTCCGATTCCTAGCCCTGCCTCATTCATTAAACAAAGTGCGTCTTCTTTGGTAAAGTTTTTCATGTATTTTTCTCCTTTAATCGTTTTTCTGCCCAGTCCATGGCATCTAGTCGATTACCTCCAAAGTCTTGAGCTACATATTCTTTTTTGTCTTCCATTGTAAGACCAACCCATGAACGGTTAGGGATAATTTCAGAATACCAACACCGTGGGCAACGGAACAAAGTTTCCATTCTGTTTTGTAGTTCATCATACTTATTTTTCCGGTGTTCAGCTATGAGCGCATGTTGTGGAGGTTCGGTATAAAGAGGCAGCGCTTCTATGTTAGGCTTATTTTTATATAAGTCCCAAGGCTGATTAGCATCCATCCAAGCTACAGGCTTTGAAAATGCGGACACCTTTGATAATCCTTCTTTAATTGAAGCAATGTTAGTAAGTGCAATGTATTTAGCTGACCGCCACGCGTCCGCTTCGGTGTAAGTTCCTCCACACCCTTGGTCTTGTGAAGCGATCAACTTCAACGCATCAAGGGCTTGTTTCAAAACTTTGTTTTCTATGTTATTAGACATATTAAAACCTTATCTTAAATCTATAACAATACCTGCACCGTCTATTGATAGCTCAATGGAACCTTGCCTAACTAAGCTATCAACACACCTTACAAAGTCCACTGTTGATAGGTTTAACTGACTTTCTACCCAACATGCTACACTTTCAAGCGAACAAGGCGCTCTAACGTCAATCCAATACTGAGCACGCTCTAACGTGTCGCAGAGACAATGCACCGCCAATGGATTATCCTTTTCGATAACTTTAAACATAGTTAGCCCCTGAGTTTAGAATACTTGATAGACTATTTGACCGTCAGCGGTTTCACCGAGCATAATCGTAGCCGATTCTAAAAAGTCTTTAACTTGCTGAGTAATTTCATCATCATTTTCGTTGACGTCAATCTCAATGCCATAATTTTCAGCAATGCTTAAAGGCGTGTCTACGTTATAGTCACAACAGATTGCAATTACATCTAACTCTATTTCTTCGCCTGTTGATTCTTCGTATTCTTCCAAGTAGTTATAGATTACTTTGAGGGCTTCGTAACCGTAACCGTCATAGCGGTCAAAGCGTTTGAATGCGTCAATGAAGTCATGGAAATTTACAGAGGTTTTCATGGTGTGTTAATCCTTAACAAGTTAGCGAGATAGTGCAGCATCGCTGGATGCGATTGACAATGCACTGCAAAGCCTACGCATAATAGGCTTCACGGTAGATTGTTACAGAGTTAGCCAAACAACTAAGATAGCCACGGCATAAACCCAGTATAAGACAGATTGAGCGAGATTGTTCATGGTGTTTTCCCTTACTGTTGATTAATAGTTGTTGTTCACGTATTCTATCAAGGCTTCGATGCCCTCATTGAGTGAGACAGTATGAGACAGTTTCGTGAGTAGTGCACAGAATCCATCATCTTCTAACAGTAAGCTAGAATCAACGCATGTAGCACCTGAGACAGTGCCTAGCATTGCCCTTGCTTTCATTACGTTTACGTTTGTGTTTAGTGTAGTGTTTGACATTGTGTTAATCCTTAACAAGTTGATTGAGACAGGTAGACAATCCTACCCCATAAAGCCCCATCGCTGAGACTCTACAGACTAGGCTGTCATCCAGACCACAAGTATAGCAATGAAGGTCAAGGCAGGCAAGACAAAGCGGTCAATGAATTCGTGGGTGTTCATGGTTTAGATTCCTTACTTAATAATAGTTACAGTTGATTCAGTTTCAATCCACACTCTAGCACCACATGAGAGAGGCTTGTGTGGACTGTATACGACCTTGCTAGAGCCTTCAATGCTTACCTCATGTGCGTAGGTGTTGGACTTGTAAGTTTTGACTGTCAGCACAGGTTCAGGCTCAGTAGCCTTGATATTCCGGCGTATGGCGTGTTGGTTCACATGGATGATGGTTTTCATTGTGATAACTCCTTGAAAGACCCCGAAGGATCTGTTGTTTACATATTGCGAATATCCTTGATGGCGTCATCACAATCCCATTCTTCAGATACTAAGATATCGTACGCGACCCAGATAGGACACTCAGACCGCTGCGCCACGTAGTATACCTTAGCCTTCTGATACTGGCTTAGATCAAGCATTAAGCCTTTGATAGTTGATTCTGTTGCGTGTGTCATGTGATGCACCTCTGTGGTTGATAATGCTAGGTATATTGCAAGCCCCATGCCAGCCCTGATTTTGTAGTACTTGATATGTATAGTTTTCACTAATTTGTATACATATAGTCTATGATGTGTATAGATTGTAACGTATAGTATTCATTTATGATGCACCATTGTGATGCAGAATGGACACCAGTGCACTACTTTGGTGAGCTTTTATGCACCAAGTTGATTAGTCTGTGGATAACTACGTACTTATGCACAGCTTAGTAACAACCTCTTGTGGATAACTCTTGAGGTAGGTGTTTACCCTTAGAACTATTGTGTTGCTGGAGTAGTACTTTATAGGTGCTTCATCGCCTCTCATGCACAACCTGTGGAGATCTTGTTAGTAACCTGTGGATAACTTAGTATGTATACTTACTACTTTACTGACCAATGAGTCATTAGTGTAACTTGATAGGGGGGAGGGGTAGGCTTGGGTGATTACTTTTGTGGGAGCCTCCTAAGTACACAAAAAAGAGTAATTAAGAAAGTAGACAATCATGACTAAAAAGTCTAATAAAATCAAAGAAGTTATGGAACTAATTAGGGACAGGTTAGATCTATGGAGATAATCTGTGCACAGGAGGGCTGTCATAGACCCGCTTGAGGTCATGAAAGTGGACACAAGAGGTCTATGAAGGTAGATAAGTTAGAGTGTAGACTCTAAAGATAGAAGACAGTATAAATAAATGTAAATAATGCTTGACTTCTCTGAAAAGTACAGTATAATTCTCTATGAAGGTTATCCTTCCAAGAACTCAAATGAAGACTTTGTAGACAGGCTACTTAGTTTAAATACAGGAAGTTTCTTTATGAGGTTACTTAGTTAGCCCTAGTGTTTACTTGAAAGTGGACACAAGGGTTTAATAAAGTAGTTAAATACTTCATTTAGATTCTTGCATTAAAGTTAAATGTCTTAGGTACTCTAGAGTACTCTAAGTGCTATTACGTTGGTTGAGAAGGTTCTTTGTTAGGCAAAGAATGAGGTGAGGTAAGCCCCTCACAAGAGGTCTTAGGTGGCTCCTAGGCAACCAACTCTTTATTTATTATTATCATCTCCTAAAAGGACAAAGATGACACAAGAGATCACAGAGTTTAAAGTCAGAGGACGAGGTAGACCTAAGAAGGGTGAGATAGTAGCTAAGAAGTCCAAGAACAGAGGAACCTTAGGTCGTCCTAAGGGTGATAAGGCTATTATCGATGAGTACAAAGCTAGGATGCTTAACTCCCCTAAGTCAGCCAAAGTCTTAGAGACTATCCTCAATGCTGCTCTCAATGATGACCATAAGAACCAAGCAGCTGCGTGGAAGCTAGTCGTAGATAGGATAATGCCAGTAAGTGCTTTCGAACAAACTAAACAAGGATCTGGTACTCCTTCTATTAGCATTAACATTACAGGTCTCACTGCGCCTACTGTCGATGCTGAGGAGATTCAGTACGACATTGAAGATGTTACGCCTAAGGAAGAGGAGCTATGACGGCTCTTAACTTCCAACTACTGAAGTGGCAACAAGAGGTCTTTAAAGACTCCCATCGCTTCAAGGTCGTAGCAGCTGGACGACGATGTGGTAAGTCTAGGCTCTCAGCTGTAACCCTGCTCATTGAGGCTCTGAACTGTCCTGAAGGGTCAGCTGTGATGTACATAGCACCCACCCTAGGACAAGCTAGAACTATTATGTGGGACTTGTTACTTGACTTAGGTAGACCTGTCATCAAGACTTCCCATGTCAACAACTTGGAGATTACCTTAATCAATGGACGTAAGATTCTCGTTCGAGGTGCTGATAATCCTGATAGTCTCCGTGGTGTTTCTCTTACATATGTCGTGCTAGACGAGTGTGCCTTTATCAAAGAAGACACATGGCAGAAGATCATTCGAGCTTCCCTGTCAGACAAGAAGGGTAGAGCTTTATTTATTAGTACTCCTAGTGGTCGTAACTGGTTCTACGATGTTTTTAACCTAGGACAAGAAGGTAAGGACGAGGAGTGGCAGTCATGGCACTTCACCACCAAGGACAACGAGACTATCGATCCTAAGGAGATTGAAGCTGCTGAGAGGACTCTAAGCTCCTTCGCCTTCAAGCAAGAATATTTATCCAGTTTCGACACAGCAGGTAGTGACTTGTTCAAGGAAGAGTGGTTAAAGTACAAAGATGAACCTCAGTACGGTGACTACGTTATCGCTATCGACTTAGCTGGCTTCGAGGATGTCGCTAAGAACGCTGGAGCCTCTAAGAAGAGACTAGATGAATCAGCTATCACCGTCTGTAAGATCCTAGACAATGGTGACTGGTGGGTTAAGAAGATCATCCACGGACGTTGGGACATCAGGGAGACTGCCTCGAAGATCCTTCTAGCTGTGAAAGAGTATCAACCTGTCGCTGTGGGTATCGAGCGAGGAGCCTTGAAGAATGCTGTGATGCACTACCTTCAAGACTTGATGAGAAAGAACAATGTGTATACGCACATCCACGACCTCACCCACGGTAACAAGAAGAAGACAGATAGGGTCGTATGGGCCTTACAAGGTCGCTTCGAGCATGGACGTATCTCCTTGAACGTCGATGAGGATTGGAAGCAATTTGAGGATCAATTCATTATGTTCCCCGCCACAGGTGTTCACGATGACTTGATTGACTCCTTGTCTTACGTTGACCAACTGGCGATGAGCAACTACCAGCAAGACTACGAAGAAGACGATCACGAAGTACTCGATATTATATCTGGGTATTGACAAATTACTACTTTTGTGATATATTCCGCGCATAACCTAATTAGGATACCTAATGGCTGAAAACATGAACAATGACGCTCAATTTGAAGAGCCGTCTGAGAACGACAAAGAGCTAGTCTCATGGGTGATGGATCACATTGAGCGCTGGCGTGACTTCCGTGACGCTAACTACATTGATAACTGGGAAGAGTACGAGCGTATCTTCCGTGGTCAATGGCAAGCTAGTGACTCCACCCGTGAGTCAGAGCGTTCACGTATCATCTCCCCTGCCACTCAGCAAGCTGTTGAGACATCTCATGCTGAGATCATGGAAGCTGTGTTCGGTCAAGGTGAGTTCTTCGACATTGAAGATGACGTTAAGGACATCAACGGTCAGCCTATCGACGTAGGTATGTTGAAGGCCATGATGATGGAAGACTTCAACAAGGATAAGATCCGTAAGAGTATCGACCAGATTGGCTTGATGGCTAAGATCTACGGTACAGGTATCGGTGAGTTGGTTGTGAAGACTGTTAAAGAGTACACCCCAACTACTCAGGCTATCCCCGGTGTGATGGGTCAAGCAGCCATTGGAGTAGTTGAGAAGGATCGTATCTCCGTCTCCTTGAACCCTATCAACCCTAAGAACTTCTTGTTTGACCCTAACGGTACATCGGTGGATGACTGTATGGGTGTAGCGATTGAGAAGCCTGTGAGCTTGCATAAGATCGTAGCTGGTATGGAGTCAGGTATCTATCGCAAGGTAGACATCTCCCCTTACATGGACGATGACTCTCTAGAGGCTACTCAGGAACTACGTCAGTACCAAGACGGTAAAGCTACGATGCTCACGTACTACGGCTTAGTGCCTCGTGAGTACTTGGAGCAACTCGAAGGGGACGGTAAGGAAGTTGTAGATCTCTTCCCTGAAGACTCAGCAGCTGATGACTACTCCGATCTCGTAGAGGCTATCATCGTTATCGGTAATGGCTCCTTGCTCCTAAAGGCTGAAGAGAATCCTTACATGATGAAGGATCGTCCTATCATGACGTACCAAGACGATACAGTGCCTAACCGTCTGTTGGGTCGCGGTGTCGTTGAGAAGGCTTACAATATGCAAAAGGCCATCGATGCTCAGTATCGTGCCTACCTAGACTCATTGGCGTTGACTACATCGCCCATGATCGCTATGGATGCTACTCGCTTGCCTCGTGGTGCTAAGTTTGAAGTTAAGCCCGGTAAGGCCCTCCTGACTAACGGTAATCCCTCCGAGATCATGATGCCGTTCAAGTTCGGTAGCACAGATGGTAACGCTCCGGCGGCAGCTCAGAACTTCGAGCGTATGCTCCTGCAAGCTACTGGTACGATGGACACCAATGGTATGATCTCCCAAGTCTCCCGTGATGCCTCCCAAGGTGGTATCTCGATGGCTGTGGCTTCGTTGATTAAGAAGAATAAGCGCACCTTGACGAACTTCCAAGAGGACTTCCTGTCTCCTTTCATCAAGAAGGCAGCATTCAGGTTCATGCAGTTTGATCCTGAGCGTTATCCTTCAGCTGACTTGAACTTCGTACCTACAGCAACTCTGGGTATCATGGCTCGTGAGTACGAACAGTCTCAGTTCATCGCTCTCTTACAGACCTTAGGCCCGAATACTCCAGTGTTGCCCTTGATCTTGAAGGGTGTTATCGCTAACTCCTCTCTGTCTAACCGCGCTGAGATGATTGCAGCTCTCGATCAGATGGCTCAACCTGACCCTCAGGCACAAGAGATGCAGCAAATGCAGCAACAACTGGCTATCCAAGCTGCTCAGGCTCAGATTGCAGTGAACACTACTCAAGCTAAACGCAACGAAGCTGAGGCTATGAACACAATGGTGGAGACTCAGTTGAAGCCTAAGGAAGTTGAAGCTAAGATTATCGCTTCTACGACTCAAAACTTGCCTAATAATGATCAATTAGCTTCACAAGAGTTCGAGAAACGTGTTAAAATTGCTGACTTAATGCTCAAAGAAGCTGACATCAAGAACAAAGCGAAGATTGTTGAGCTTCAAATGAGCCAGCACAGGAACGAACAGAGCAAATCTGATGCTGAATTCTTGAAAAGCTTGACTGAAGGTCTCAATAAATGAAACTAGAAGACTTGGAAGCCAAATTAGGTATCTCAGATCTCTCTGAGGCAGAGAAACTCGCCTTAGTTAAGGACATCCAAGCTAATCTTCCAGCTTTGAAGGCTGAACAGATGAAACTTGAGTCTCAAACTCAGGCTCAGATGGTCATCGCAGCCGTTAAGAAGATCCAAGAGAACGTAGAGAACCGCTTCAATGAGCTTTCAGGCTTCATCGAGAGCAAAACAGCGTCAATCACCTCAGGTAAAGATGGTATCCAAGGCCCTAAAGGTGAGCAAGGCGATAGAGGCTTAGACGGTGCTCCCGGCATCCAAGGCCCTAGAGGTGTTGATGGTAAAGACGGTCAAGACGGTGAACAAGGCGTAGGCGTAGCTGATGCTAGGGTTGACTTTGATGGTTCACTCGTCATTACTCTGACTGATGGTAAAGAAATCAATGCTGGTGAAGTTCTCCCATTAGACACCACTGAGAAACTCAAGGTTTTCTTCAATAATCCTGCTGTTAGTGGCTCATCTCTCCCAGATCAAACAGGAAATGCAGGTAAGTTTCTAACCACTGATGGTACGGATGCTTCATGGGCTACGGTATCAAGCGGTAGCGGCACTGTGACCTCGGTAGGTTTAACTGCGCCTACAGGGTTGACTGTTACAGGTTCTCCTGTGACTACATCAGGTACTCTAGCGTTGTCAATGACTTCAGGGTACGCTATTCCTACGACAGCTAGTCAAGCTAATTGGGACACAGCTTACGGATGGGGTAATCACGCTTCCGCTGGCTATGTAGTCTCAGGTGGTGCGTTAGGTACTCCTTCTAGTGGTACGTTAACTAACTGTACGTTTCCTACGTTAAACCAGAACACCACAGGTACTGCCTCTAACGTAACTGGCACTGTAGCTATCGCCAATGGCGGTACAGGCGCTACAACGCTTGCTGGAGCCTCTATTGTTACCTACTCAGGTACTGAGACGCTCACAAACAAGCGTATTGACCCTAGGGATGTATCAGCTGCAAGTGCTTCGTCCTTGACACCTGATGTATCTGTTGGAGACATCTACGCTTACACAGCACTAGCGGCTAACTTGACAATTAACGCTCCTACTGGTACTCCTACGAATGGAGATAAGTTAATCTTTAGGTTGTTAGATAACGGAACTAGCAGAACATTGACTTGGGATTCAACTTACACGGTTATCGGTGTAACTTTGCCAACAGCGACAACAATAAGTAAGACAACGTATGTCGGTTGCATATATAATGCTAACAACACCCGATGGGATGTAATTGCAGTAGCAACTCAAGCATAAGGATTGATATAAAAAATGAAAATTGATTTCTCTTTTGATACACAGTACGGAAAGTTTGCTGATGCTTTGCATTTGCCTGATGATCACACTTACACAGATGCTGAAATTGAAGCAATGAAGCAACAGCGTCTAGACAACTGGATTGCTGTAGTTACTGCCCCTCCATCTGACGAGGAGGTCTAATGGCTGATCGTTATTGGGTAGGTGGAACGGGTACTTGGGACGGTACTAGCACAGCTAACTGGTCTGCCACTTCAGGCGGGGCTAGTGGTGCTTCCGTTCCTACTGCCGCAGATAACGTATTCTTTAACGCCAATTCAAACGTAGGCACAGGTGCATTTACAGTCACTATGGCAACATCGCCAAGGGTCTGTAACGACTTCACAGCGTCAGGTCTTGATGGCACGATGACCCTTGCTGGAACAAGCATTGGTTTGACAGTTTCAGGCAGTCTTACATTTCAAGCTACTAACTTTACCCGTACCTATACAGGCACAACTACATTTAACGCCACCACTACAGGCAAAACTGTAACCACTAACGGCGTATCTCTTTCAACAGTTACATTTGATGGTGTAGGTGGTGGGTGGACTCTTGGTTCTGCACTTAATTTAGGAACTTCTACTTTATCGCTTATTAATGGAACTTTTGATACTTCAGTAAGTAATTATGCTATTACTGCTTCAACATTTTCATCTAGCAACTCAAACGCAAGAACAATAAATTTAAACGCTTCCACAATAACATTGAGTTCTAACGGTACTGCTTGGAGTATGGCAACTAGCACTAACGCAACTTTAAATGCAGGAACATCAACAATAAATTTATCAAGCGGTACAGGACCAACTTTTGCTGGTGGCGGGTTAACTTATTACGATGTAGCGTTCACATCTACTGCTCAAGGTTCTGACGTTATTACAGGTGCAAATACATTTAATAATTTATCGGTAACAGGTCGAACAACGATTGGCATTACTACACTAACAATCAGCGCAAACCAAACAATTAACGGAACATTTACAGTCAGCGCGGGTACTGCTGCGGCATATCGCACATTTATTACCTCTGACACGATTGGTACTCCGCGCACATTAACTTGCGCCGCAGAATCATTAACTGACGTTGACTTTAGAGACATTATTGCCTCTGGCGCAGGAAGTCCGTTTACAGGTACTCGTTTAGGTGACTGTAAAGGTAATAGCAACATCACATTTGACGCTGCTAAGACTGTTTATTATAGATCAACATTAGGTGCAAACTGGGGAACATCAGCGTCAGGGGCATGGTCTGCTACATCAGGCGGTGCATTAGACGCAACTATGTTCCCGTTGGCGCAAGATACTGCCATCTTTCCTGCTGCTACATATCCTTCTTCTGGCACAACGGTAAATATTAACGCCAGTTATAACATTGGCACAATAGATATGTCGTTAAGAACGTCAAACACTATGACGTTAGGAATATTATCAAACACCCCAATAATTCATGGCAATTGGATATGTGGAACGGGCGTAACAAATGCAAGCAACGTATCGGGTAGTTACACGTTTGCGGGGCGCACAACACAGCAAATTACAAGTGCTGGTGTGCCGTTTGCTCAAGCCATCACAATTAACAGTCCAAGTGGCTCAGTTACTTTGCAAGATGCAATGACAACCCCAACAGCCTTAACAGGAGCAACAACGCTAACTCAAGGCACGTTAGACCTTCAGTCATACACATTAAGCACAGGCAATTTTAGTTCAACCAACTCAAACACTAGAACCATTGCTTTTGGCACAGGTAACATTACTTGTACAGGTACGGGTACTGTATGGACTACAGCAACAACTACAGGATTAACTACAACAGGTACTCAAGTAGTTAACGTCACAAGTACAGGTTCTACTGCTATTACTGTATCCACAGGCCAATTATCAGAAACTAACTCTATAAGTTTTAATTTTACTGGCGGTACTTATGTGTTGACTATTTTTTTTGGAGTTAGTACAACAGCAAGAAATGTTAACTTTACAGGTTTTGCGGGTACGCTAGGTTCAACGGGAACTGGAATAATCTATGGAAACTTAACGCTTTCTACTGGTATGACGCTTACTCCTGTTGTAAACGCTATGACTTTTGCAGGAACTAGCGGCATTCAGCAGATTACTACAAACGGTAAGACAATAGATTTCCCACTTAATTTTAATGGCGTTGGCGGAACATTTCGACTTGAAGATGCTTTAACAATGGGTTCTACAAGAGCCGCTAGTATAGCTAATGGCACTTTGAACTTAAACGGTAAAACATTAACAGTTGGCACTCGCTTCTCAACGTCCACAGGAACAAAAAACCTAACCTTTAACGGCGGCACTTTAGTTTGTCCTGACGCAAACACAACGTCATTTAACAACGCAGCACCCACAGGATTCACAACTACAGCAGGAACAGGCACAGGCACGATCTCAATGACTGCCGCTACTGCCAAGACCTTTGTAGGCGGCGGCTCTACATATAACTGCACATTGAATCAAGGCGGTATTGGTACGCTAACGGTTTCAGGTAACAACACCTTTAGCAACCTAACCAACACTGTAAACCTTACAAGCGTATTGTTCACAGGCGGTACGACTAATATTTTTACCAACTTTAACTTAACAGGCGCTTTAGTTAACCTTGTTACGTTAGGGTCAACTAACACTACCCAAGCAACCTTACAAAAAGGCTCTACTTGGTTCATGGGTGCTAACTCAACTGATGCGGGTAACAACACAGGATTGACGTTTACCGCTGGTGGTGGCATTAACTATTTGAACGTCAGCTACATCAACGGCACTGTTGTAGCCCCCGCTAGTGGCGTAGGTGGTAATTTTCTAATGTTTTTCTAAAAAAAGTACTCATAAGGGGTTGACAAAGAGTACAAAATAGTATACATTACGTACTTATTAACTGATAGGTTCTCCTTACATGGAAAAAGAACTAACTGTACAAGATTTATCGAAATTCTACGATGATGCCTTCGACATGATGTCCACTCAAGGGTGGAAAGATCTCATGGAAGACATCCTCAAAGTAAAGGATAGCTACGACAAACTATCTTCTGTCACGGAAACACACAATCTAGACTTTCGTCGTGGACAGATGGATATTTTGAACTGGTTATATGGCTTGAAGGAAGCCTACAGCCGTACTTATAAGGATTTGCAAGAGACTGGTGAAGTGTAATGCCTCGTCGTATCTTTGAATTCTTATGTGAGAACGGTCATCGCACTGATGCTTTTGTAGACACAGAGTGCCACGCAACTCCCTGTCGGGAATGTGGTTCTGATTCTAAGAGAGTAGTTAGCGCACCTACCATGAAGTTAGAAGGCTGGACAGGCTCTTTTCCGACAGCTTATGACTCATGGGAACGAAAGCGAGCTGAGAAGCTTGCCGTAGAAAGAAAGCAGAACTCATAAGTCATTAACGACCGAGTTTATTTTAAATATAGTGTCCTAGAACCATACATCTTATACGTGTGGCAGGAAAAGGAATTAGTATATGTTAGTAGATGATAACGAAGATAGTACTGTAGGTGAACTCGACGTAGTTGAACAACTCACCGCAACACCGCCCAAGATTGAAGAAGATCACGCCAGTGAAGACACAATCCCTGAGAAATACAAAGGGAAGTCCGCACAGGAGATCATCAAGATGCACCAAGAGGCTGAGAAGCTCATTGGTAAACAGGCACAAGAAGTTGGCGAGGTTCGTAAACTTGCTGATGAATTGTTGAAACAAAGTCTATCGAGTAAAACTGCTGCACCTACTGAAGCAGAGCCTGAAATTGACTTCTTTGAAGATCCTCAGAAGGCAATTCGTAATTCTATTGACAAGCATCCAGATGTTCTCGCTGCACGACAAAGTGCTCAGGAATTTAAGAAGATGCAGATTCAACAGAAGCTAAGTCAAGAACATCCTGACTTCGGTGCTATTGTTCAAGATCCTGAGTTTGCGGAGTGGGTAAAACAATCTCCCGTTCGCACTCAGTTGTACGCTAGAGCCGATGCTGAGTTTGATTACGACAGCGCAAATGAATTGTTGTCTACCTTTAAGCAACTTAAACAAGTTAAGACGCAACAGGTAGCGACCAAAGGTAAAGAGACATTGAAGCAGAACTTAAAAGCTGCTACTGTCGATACCGGAGGTACTGGTGAATCATCGAAGAGAGTTTATCGTCGGGCCGACCTTATTCGGCTGCGAATGAATGATCCGGATCGTTATGAAGCGTTAGAGCCTGAAATCATGCAAGCCTACGCTGATGGGCGTGTCCGGTAATTGAACATTAATTAATTTGTATATCTTTAGGAGTATTTAAAATGGGTCTCGGAACTAATCACGTAACCAATACAACCGCAGCAACGTTCATTCCTGAAATTTGGAGTGATGAAATTGTTGCAGCCTACAAAAAAGGCTTGGTCGCTGCTAACCTCGTTAAGAAAATGAGCTTCAAGGGTAAGAAAGGTGACACCGTTCACATTCCTAGCCCTACCCGTGGCTCTGCTTCCGCTAAGGCTGCATCGACTCAAGTGACTTTGATCGCCGCTACTGAATCTGAAGTGCAAGTCTTGATCAACAAGCACTACGAATACAGCCGCTTGATCGAAGACATCACAGAAGCTCAAGCCCTGTCTAGCCTCCGTCAGTTCTACACTGATGATGCTGGTTACGCTTTGGCTAAACAAGTTGATACAGATCTGATCCAGTTGGGTCGTCTGGCTCAAGGCGGCGCTGGTGCTCGTTACGCTGGTGCTTTCATCGGTTCTAACGGTACTACCGCCTATGACTACACCACTGACAACCAAGCTGCTTTGACTGACGCTGCAATTCGTCGTTCTATTCAGCGTTTGGATGACGCTGATGTGCCTATGGACGGTCGTTTCTTCATCGTTCCTCCATCGAGCCGTAACACTCTGATGGGCTTGGCTCGTTTCACTGAACAAGCTTTTGTGGGCGAACAAGGCGGTGCTAACACCATCCGTAACGGTGAAATCGGTGATGTGTATGGCGT